GTCAGCCGACCAGAAATAGACCCCGTGTGGGGTTTGTGCCACCTTGTTCGGACCTTGACAACCGAGAACATCGGATACTTGGTAGACGGCTACCGCCTCGGGCGGGGAGCCGATCACCGCATGAATCCCGCGTTCACGGAACACCAGCAGCCTGTCCCCGTCGGGGACTAGGGCTGTGATCTCGCCGCTGTCATCATCTTCAATGTCGATGTAGTGGTCGGCATGCCAGTCTTCGGGATAGTTCAAATGTGACCAGCGAAGACGGTTTGGGTGCCTGTCCCCCAAATGTACGCCTGTGTCTTCCCTAATGTTTGCGGCCCACATCGAGCCCTGCCATGCGGCAACAACTGTGGCGGCAGGAAACTTGCCGCCGACAGGATTGTCGAGGTCATTGTTGAAATGGGTTTCGTCCCCGTCGATCATCGGCAGGTCGTATTCGACTGCCCCGTTGAGGCCGTTCAGTTTGATCACATTGAACTTGGCTGCCAAATATAGTTCGCCGCCAAATTCGGCTGCGGAACGGGTTTCACGCCACTGTGATTCGGAATGGTCAGTGTCAGGGAACTGGTCGGACCAGCGGCGGGTCAGGGAATGGCGATGTTCCCGCACAACACCCTCAGTGGACGTGGACACGACGCATGGCCCCGTGGGGCAGCTTGTCCAAGTGTGCAGGTCAACGATCGGGGTGCCCGACTGGTCTGCGTCAGCCCACTTCTTGAAGGCGTCACGGTGCGTGACACCTCCACGGTGGGAAATGTCGACGTTCAGCATCTCGGGCGATTCGGTCGCCGAAAGCTTGAACACGTCAGGTTCCAGGTTCAATCCGCCAGTGAAATCCAGCAGATTGTACGCGTCGAATTCGGTGACCATTTAGCCCATCCGCACAGGGAACGTGAGCGGTGCAGGCCCGCTGCGGGAGCGAAGCCTGGTGCCACCGTTCAACACCATTGGTCGTTGCGTCGCATCCTGCTGCAGTTCCCAAGCCACAAATTCGGCGACCTGCGATTCAAATTCGGCACGGTGAATTTGCCCGTCCTCAACCAAACCTTGCTGCCCGAAGGCGCGGTACAGCATAAACTGGATCAGCGCCGACTCGTAGTATTCGGGGAAGTCGGGGGTGGAAGCTGCCGTCACCCAGTCGACAGGCTTCCGCCAGCCATGCACAACCAGATCAAAGTCTTGGGAGGGTGTCGGCCACAGTTCGATCGTGCGATCCGTGGACGAGAAATGGGTGGGTTCGCCTGTGCGGCGGAACCCGTCCCATGACACGAAATAGTCGTATGCTTCCCGCTGCCCGAGGCTGTCGAGTAGGCGCCCGTTGCATGTGACCCACTCGATTGATTCGAGGGTCGCATTGAAGGGGACAGATTCGTCGCCTGCAGCACCGTTCAAGGGGTATTCGGCGTCGAAGTGGGGGGAGGATCGGACGGCTCGAACAATACGGTCGAAGCCTTCCTTCGCCCAGGCGTTCAGCAGGTTTTCGGAAATGTCGGAGTCGTCGGTGTCAACGAAATCCCACACATGTTCCCGAAGCTGTGCGAGCGTCTTCATGTAACCCTTTCATGGCCTGCACACAGGCCCGACGATGTCGGGCTGCCCTTGCATGCCTGACCCTTCTTTGTCAGCTCAGGACATCCAGCAGCAGGCACGGTCTCCCGTTCCCGCCTCAAACGTTCGAGACGCGAGCCGTACGACTCTTCAAGCCCCCGTGTCCAAGCATTCGTGTAGGCGCTCATCACTGAAAGGGCGCCACTGTCCCGTAAACAAGGAATGGACGCCCGAAGGCGCCCTTTCCTTTCAAGCTGAGCGGAGGCGGCTCAACCGACTTTGATGGCGAACGCTGCTAGCAGCATCGCCCGCTTCGGATCATCCCCCAAATGTCCGAGCGCGAGGTTGCATCCCGAACACAGGAGCGCAACCACGCAAGATCCGCACGAATACTGCCCGTCGCAACACCCATGATCATGGTGAATGCCAAGGTTGTCGCGCCCTTCGGGATGTTCACCGCATGCGGCACACACCCCGTCTTGAGAGTCCAACCTGCGAATGTACTCTTCGGGCTGAATCCCGTGACGGCGAATGTTCGCGCGCCGATCACGTTCCCTAAACTTGCCCGCTTTACGCCCGAGCTTATTGCCCTCGGAAACGCAACGTTTACATTGGGAGCGGAGGCCCAGGGGATTGGAGTCGGACAAGTATCCGCCTCGATGAAAGTCATCTTTGTGCTTCCATAGCCCACAACGTGAGCATGTTTTCCCCTGAGCCTCCACCATCACTTGATTAGACGACCGTCTGACCAGTGATCTTGCCCTGGCGGGCACGGTTGCTCACCGTCATGTTGCCGTAGGCCAGGATGTTGCTCCAGCGGGCATCCACGTCGGGGAGGGTGCGGAAGCCAGTGGGGGTCCACCAGACATCCTTGTGACCCTTCACGCCCAGGTACTTCGTGTTCAGGAAGTACGTGGTGCCAGCAGGGCAGTCCGCATCGAAGAACACGGAGCGACCCTTGAACTCAATATTCGTGAACTTCGCGTCGGCCTTGTCGTTCGACGTGAAGCGGAGCTGCGGCTCCAAGCTGGCCTCGTAGTGCTCGAACAGGGCCTGCGTGGTGATGATCAGGTCAGGGGCATCGTTACCGCGGGACGCCGTGTAGAACACGTTGCTCCACTGGGCGTTTGTACGCACCGTGGTGTCGGGGCCAGCGCCGTCAGTGTCGGCGGTCTGCACAACAGAACGCCAGTACTCGTTGCCACCAGCAGTGCAGTCGATGCCACCAACAGTGGCAACGCCAGTCTCGTCGCCGACGAGTGCTTCGAGGCCAAGGAAATCCTTGCCAGCGTTGCCCGTGCCGTCGCCGTAGCCCATGAGGTTCATGCCTGCACGAGCGGACTCTTCCGCCTGGAACGTCTTCGCTTCGAGAAGCGAGATGATCTTGGAGGCGCCCTTGTTCTTGGCTTCCTCAATACCGCTGATAGCAATGTTCACGGCAGCCTGCTTCCAAGGGAAGTTGGCGGCGGTGATGCCGTCCTGCGGCGTGGTGTCGAGCGTCTCATAGCCCGAGTAGGTGCCGAAGGTCGAGTTGTCGCCGTACATCAGCGGCTCGGTGATGGACTCACCGCCGTCGATGGTCTTCACCTTGCCCTTTGCCATCAGCTTCGAATAGAGGACAACCTCATCGAAGATGTTGTCCACGAAGGTGGGGGCGTACTTTTCGTAGGTGGTGCTCAGAAGAGCGTCGTAGTCGGGGTTGCTCACGGCTCTAATTCTCCTTGTGGTGTCAGCCGTCGGATTCGTTCATGGCAGCCCGCAACGCGTCCGCAATTGAAGTGATCTTGCCGCCACCCTTCGCTCCCTTACGGGAGGAACCACTCTCAACATGGGGGGCGTTTCGCTTTGCAGCGAGCGCCTTGTCCCCTGTTTCGGTGGAAGGCTTGTTCAGCCCTCGGGCCGTCCACAGCTCATGTGCGAGCTTGAGGGTTGGCATGTTCTCATCGATTGCGAAACGGAGAAGATCGTCCTCATTTAGGTCGGGATCGACCTGCTTGATTTCGTTGATCTCCGCATCCAACGCAGCGTCCGCTGCCTGCTGGGCTTGGTGCTGCTGATCGGTTTGACGTTCAGTAGTCAAACCTTCCAGCTGCCGCCTGAGTTCGTGAACTTGCCGCTCCAACGGATCCATGTCGTCCAGGTCATCGTTGTCGACCTCGACGGTGTCCCCGTCTGTGAAGTCCACACCCAACTGCTCTGCGAGCGTTTCGAGTGCGATCTTCGGATTGGTGTTCAGTGCCTCTGCGAGCTGCTCCAAACCCTGGAGTCGCTGCCGTTCAGCAGCAATCTCCTGAGTCTTCTTGGTATAGTCCGAATGGCGGCTGTAACCAGCCAACAGTTCGTCCCGAGTAACCTCGATCTCTTCGCCATCCACTGTGACAGTGAAAGTGTCAGAGTTGTCGGGGTCACTACCTTCCGACTCGTCGGTTGACACTTCGGATTCGTCTTCGGGGGGATTCAGTTCCGCATCCAGTTCGGCGAACAATGAGTCGCCTTCTGAAACGGTGTCTTCACCCGTGTCCTCAGAGCCTGATTCCTCGGTGACTACTTCGGGCTGTGGGCCCATCTAACTCTTCCTCCTGAGCACTCCCGAACCTCGGGTTGGTGTCTCAATAGGTAAAGCAGTAGTGTCCCCTGGCCCCTAAACGAAAACAATTATTGCAGTTACGCTCATTTAGTGAAAATATTCTTGAGCGCAGACTGCACCTTCAAGCTGTCGTCGGTGCTCAACTTTTTAGCCACCCGAGCAAGCGGATCTGTGGACCGCCCCTTATCGAGTCGACGGCGCATCACAGCCAACTTCCTGGCAGTGGTCAAAGGGTCAGCCCAACCTGGCCCGCAAGCTGCGCCTCCGAGGCATCAAGGAACGAGGCTTCCATGTTCGGATCGTCCTCAGGGATTGGGGGCTCCGCCTCTTCCATCATT